GCTGGAATAGTGATACTGTCACTAACTTGATAATTTTGTCCTGGAGCCGCCACTGCCAATGCAGTCACGAAACCAAATGAGTTAATTGTAATGTTGAATGTAGCACCTGTACCATTACCACCTATTGAAGCAACTGCTGTTCCTGTACCTTGGTTTGAACCTATGTAACCGCCTGGAGCAGTAATCGAAACAACACCACCTGATGGTGTTTTTGTTACTGCATTATTTTGAATTACGTCACTTAAAATTGCTTCCATACGTTGGACACCTTGTAGACTGTATTGTACATCTGAAGAGTTAACAACTGAAGCCGCTGGTCTAATGTTTGTTGATCTTAATTCATCTCCAACAACTGCTGTGTTTCTTGAAACTCTCATTGGAAGGATTTCGTTGTAAATTCCAGTCTTAACATTTAAAGTAATGTTAGGATTATTTTTCGCCGGTACACCAGTTACGTTACCCGCCGTGATTGCATCTGATGAATATTTCATCAATGTTTCAATTAAATCTGTTGAACCTGCTTCAGCAATATAACTTGCATTTGTATACTTAGGTGTTGAACCTTGTAAGTTACTGTGTGTTGCATTTGCAACAACTAATTTAGCAATAGCACTCGCTTGTACAATCGCCGCAGAAGTTTCTGCTTCCTGACCAGTTACATATGAAGTACCTGCTGGTGTGAAATAACTTAATGCCGCAAATCTTGATTTTACGTTACCGCCGTGTGTCAAGTCATGTATTGTTGCGTCAACTATTATACCAATATCTCTTCTACATTTTGTTGAGTTGTATGTGAACGAACTTGTAAATGGTGGAACATTACCGCTAATCTGTGCATTGATCCAAGCAATAGTTTCGTCTTGAATGTATGCTTTGTTTCTTGTAAGCATATAAGCCGCTTGTGGATTGTTTGGACCTTTGTCGATTTCATGTAGTGCATATCTAATTGTTTTCCATGCTCTATCTAATGTTACACCTGATGTTGGTGCTGGTTGGTCCGTTCCATTTGGACTTACATAATAAACTTGATCAATCTTACCAACGTTACCCCATTCAGGTAAAGTACCTGCCGCGTTAACAACTAACGCCTGACCTGCTGTACCGATTGGTAATCTTTGTGGTCCAGATGCACCGTAAATTAAAATGTCACCACCTGCTGACAATACATCGTTCTCAGGACCGCCTGATAACAATTGCCATACAGAAGTATCAACACCTGCACCTGCTGGATAATCTGGTTGATTGATTGTACTTGGTGCTTGGTTGTTTGATGTGTGTGAAGTAACACAAATATAAGATGTATCTGTGTTTGTTGTTCCTCTTACAATATCACCTTTGTCATAGTAAGTTGCATTCGACCAGTTGCCTTTCCAGTATAAACCTTCGTTAAGTTTATTCCAGTAAACAACATTAGGTGGTCTATTACCTGTTGAGTCTGCAATATTAATGTAAGTGAAACCACCAACTCTTACAACGTCTCCAGTTTTGTATGCTGTACCGTTGTTGTAGTCGCCTCTTAAATTAAATCCTGTTACAAATAATGCCCAGTCACTTGTTTGTGTTGACGGAACTTTATTTTCGTTTAAAGTTTTTGCAACGTATTGGTAACCTCCGTAAGTAACTGTGTCACCTGGTTGATATTTTGTTGCTGAACTCCATGAATCTTCAAATTCTAAACCTGGTACAAATAATGACCAGTTAGATGAATCTGCATTGATGTCTGTTGTTGATGTGTAACCTGTTGTACAGATGTATAAGTTTGCTCCACCTTTAACAACATCGTTTGCTTTGTATCTCGTTGTACCTGCGAAAGTACCTCTGTATTCTATACCTTTGTGTAGGTAATCCCATTTTGCTTGATCGGCTTCTAAGCCTGATGCCGCTGATGCGTTTGATGTGTGACCTGTTATACAAACATAAATTTGTCCACCGTAAGAAACTGTGTCGTTAACTTTGTATCTTGTGCCAGTTGCCCAAGTGTTTAACCAATTGAAACCTTTTGAAAATGCTTCCCACTTCGCTTGATCATTTTCTAATCCTAATGATGTAGTTGCCGCTGAAGTGTGTTCAGTGATACAAAGATAAATTGTTCCGCCGTATTTTACTAAATCGTTAACTTTGTATCTTGTGTTTATTGCCCAAGAAGATTTGTAATCAAAACCTTCAATGAATAAATCCCATTTAGAAGAATCAACTTCTAAACCATCTGATGCACTTGAAGTAGATGTGTGTCCTGTGTTTGCAATGTAAATGTAACCACCGTATTTTACGATGTCATTCGGTTTGTAAGTTGTGTTAAGACTCCAATCGCCTTTCCATTCTTGACCATCGGACATCAACGCCCAATTTGCCGCTGTCAAATCAACTTGGAATTCCGCGTTAGCCGTGTGGTTAACAACACAGATATATGTTCTACCACCGTATCTTACGACGTCATCTACACTGTAAATAGTGCCCGTGTACCAAGCACCTTTCCATACAAAACGTATTCTACCTAATTTAAACTCTGCCATGGGTTAAAATTTCCTCTTATTAAAGTTATTTATCATTATTGTCCATATCCGTTAGATGGGTCATTTGCACTAATCGGATCTCCTTCATCTAAATTGGTACTTGCTAAACCACCTGTAAAGAAGTTTAGAGCCATCAAGTAACCGTCTATTCCACCTGCTAATTCAGTGGTTTGCGGGAACGTAATTGTTCCAGTAGTTGGAAATGCTTCGTTGAATATTTCAGCATTTCTCACCTTAACTTGACCTGCTCTGAAACCAGAAACGTTCAAGTTAGCGCCACCACCAGATACTCTATTTCCAATGTAAGAAACTATTGCTTTTTGCGTTGGAACTTTTTCGTTAGAGTTAGCAGACATTGTTTCATCTGTACTAAATTCTCTGATTACAACTTCTGTACCACCTAATACAACTCCACCTAAACTTAATTCACTCAATCCTGATAGATTGAACAAGTCTGCGTTAAGTGTTACAATACCAGTTGCCTGTTCTACTTCAAATAATTCACCTGTTCTAAAGTTACCATCTTGGTCAGTTGACGTGTAGAACACTCTACCACCACCTGACATTTTGACTTCTCTATTCTGTTGTGCTTCGTAACCAGTTGTGAATCCTAAATTAGTGTATAAGTCTGGATAGTTTGTAGTTGAAGTTCCACCAGTACCTATATCTAGGAAGTCATGACCAGTTAATCTAATTTGTGAATACTGTTGTCTAATTGTTAATGTTGTTTCATGATCCGGAGATTCATTTGATTTGAAACTTGGTGATATTCTAAATTGCGCCGATAAGTTTGGAGCAACACCTGTAACATTTGTGATTTGTGTTACTCTATAAATTTGATCATTGATGCCAGTTACGTATAATAAATCACCTGGACCAGGTTCCCTTGAAATATCTTTTACCTGAATAACTTTACCAGTTTGATATTCATCTGCTAATCCATCTCCGTCTACAGTTGCACTTACATTTATAAATCCTGTTCCTCTGTTTGTAAATGTTGGTTGAGATAAAACACCACTTGCAATTCTACATTGTAATTGAGCATCTATAGTATTTCTGTTATCAGTAACTGTTATATTAGGCGCCGCCGAATAACCACTACCTGGATCAAAAATTTGTACTTTAGAAAGTTTTCCTGCGTTAGTGATAATTCTTACTAATGGTGGAGCACCTTTTTTCATTACATTCACTGAACTCATTGCAGTTGTAGATATTGGAATAAAGTAACCACCTGACGATCTACCTTCAACAATTTTGTCATATGTTCCTGAAAGTGTTCCTGTTAATTGTTTCCAACTTATTCCGTCATAACTGTAAGCAGTTTCACCATTTGCTGTGATTGCCACAAAAGTTCCTTGCATACCTGTAACTTTGTATGGCCCTGAATGAGGTAATGTGTCTGATTCTGTCCAAACTGTTACTGCACTTGTAGAACTTTGTGCCACGTTTGCATTTGTTACAAAAATTTTGTTTAATGAAGTAGAATCATCTAAAGGTGAATCTTGTACTGGCATTAAGAATTTTCCATTTTTGAACACTAAATCTTTTGCAATATATTTTGGTCCACCAACACCTAATCCAACGTTTGCCGCTAATTGCCAAGTTACACCGTCATCTACTGATTCCCAAGTCTGACCATATTGGTTAGCAGTGATAAACAATCCGTTACCTGCCGCAACAAATTTAAATATTGGAGTTGATCCATCGTATGGTTCGACCTGTGCGTTTGTCCAACTAGAACCATTATCTGTTGAACGATATATAACACCTGTGTCTGATACAATTATCCAAGTCTGTCCAATTGCCGCAACACCTGTAAATGTGTCTGATCCAACTGAACCACTTATGTCACTCCATGTTGCACCATCGTTAGAAGAGTTTACTACACCACTAGATGACACTGAAATAAATTTGTTTGCATTTGCTTCGATATCATTCCAAGTTGCTGTTGATACTCCGCTACAAGCAGTGAAATTTACACCGTCTGTTGTTCTTGAACCTCTGCCATTTCCTAATAAAACAGTTATGTTAGAAGAACCTATTCTTCCATGTGTACCAACATAATAATCACCTGCTATAGGTAAACTTGCTGAAGCACTTGAGTAAGTTGGCTCAGAAAAACTACCTCTTGGCTCAATAAAATATTTTGTAGATGGATCTAATGGATCTGCAATAGGGAAACCACCTAGTAAATGTTGCCAACCTGGAGTGTTATCAAATTCTTTTTTGACTGTTGCAACTTTTGTCACTTCATTAAAGGTATCAACTATTGCATACTGTCCTCTTCCTGTACCTTCCCAAATGTAAATTCTTTGTCCAACTGTTTGTGCCGTAGTGCCTGTGTATTGTGCATTTAATTTGATAGATGTTTTGTCACCTGAAATAGCCGGACCGGATAAACTTGTATAACCGGCACCACCTGCTGGAGTTGAATCTCCCGGACCTAATATTCTAATTCTGTTTACACCACCATCACGTGTGTTTGCATATCCAATTGTACCTGCCGCACCTTGACCTGAACCTGATATAGTGATTGTAGCCGCTGTGTAGTCTTGTCCTGCGTGTGCGTATGCGAATGCAAATATTTCATTCTCATCATTGTATACTGCATCTACAGTTGCTTCTTTTGTTCTGTTGTTAATTTTTGCCGTAATTGCTGTTTCAGTTGGCGTTACGCCTTCTGCAACTGAACCGAAATCTCCGTATGAGTTGTTTCCGTTTGTTGCTCTAACTTTTCCACCATTTGTTGCTAGATAACCTATGTGGCAGTAGTACGTAAACACAGATACAAGTTCTGATTTACCTTCTCCATTTGCCCAATAACCTATTCCATCGGAAATTACCTGTGTAAAGTCATTTGCTACAATAGATTTGTTACCACCGTTGTGTAAGTCTCCATCTACTTTCATACCAATACATCCTGTTCCAAATGTAGATACGTTTTGTACATAACATGATTTACTTGTTATCCAAGCACTAGCGTCTGTTGGACCTGTTCCCGGATTCAATGTAACAAATGCACCACCAGTTGGACGTTTTGTACCGTATTGGTTCACGGCACCTAAACTTCCTTGTAAACCTTGTAAAGTCATGTTTCTAATACCAGTTCCGTTGTTTACTCTAAACATATCGTAACCAGTTTCGTAACCTGATGCAGGTTTGATTGTTGTGCTTCTTAATTCATCTCCAACAAGTGCAACATCTCTTGGCACTGTGATTGGTAAAATTTCTTCATATATTCCTGTTTTGATGAATACTGTTGCTGGTGCTCTATTATTTAAATCTTGATTAATGTAATCACAAGCATATTTTACAGTTTTGAATGGAGCAGATAATTTTGTTCCATTGTTTATTGTGTCATTTCCTTCCGGAGCCACGTAGAAAACTTTTTGTACTACTTCAAAGTCTTCCCAATATGGTAAGCCGTTTGTGTTTACTTTTAATAATTGTCCCGCAGTACCTAAACCTATTCTTAGTCTTGTAGAATCTGTTTGTTGTGTTTTAATATCACCTGGATATTCTAATACGTTAGGTGCGTGACCTTGTGCTAATAATCTCCAATATGGTCCAACATTTTCAGATGCAAAGTCTAATGGTGGTTTAGCGTCTGATGAATTCGCTTCATGTGTCAGTATACATCTATACAATGTACCAGCAACTGATACAACATCACCTGGGAAGTAAGTTGATTCACCAGTTTTGCCACCAATGTCTTGTGCTACCCATGGACCTTTCCATGCGTGACCGTCTACAAGTTTTTGCCACGGGAATGGTTCATCAGTTCCAGGATCGTAGGTTGTATCCGTGTTCGGATCTTGATTAGAATGTGTTCTAACTGCTATGTATAAATGACCACCTGCTGTTACAACATCTCCAGTTTTGTATTCGTATGGAGTAAGTTGTCCATTTACTATTGTTTGTCCAACCCATTCACCAGTGAATGTGTATCCAACAATTTGTAATTGCCATGTGTTGCTTGAATCTGTTACTGCTGGAGTTACTCCGATGTTACTTTGTAAAGCAAGATACGTGTAACCGCCGTATAAAACAATATCACCTTGTTGATAATATTGTGATGTATTCCATAATTGTTCAAATTCTAGACCTGGTAACCATAGACTGAATTTTGTTTCGTCCATGCTGTCTGTCGTTGCCCAGTGTCCAGTTGTTACTCTCCACATACCTGGAGACCATCTTACTAAATCACCTTTTGAATATCTCTTACCATATGCCCAGTCACCTTGATATCTGATTCCATCTACGACAGTTTCCCATTGTGCTTGGTTGGCTTCTAATCCATCTGTGTTAACATTTGGTGTTCCGTTGACAGAAACAGAAGTTATTGCACCTGAACCGTCCACTGTGTTAATTGTTATCACAGCATCGTTGGCTCCTGTTGTTCCGCCTATGTTTGCACCATAAATTGTGAATGTGCCTAAAGCAGTGTAACCTGTTCCAGCATTTATAATTCTTACATAGTAAGTTCCTGAAACTCTAAAAATTGCGAATGTAAAATTTGTTCCAGACACGTTGCTTACTGAAACTGTTGGATTTACAAATTCGTTCGTAGTCGCTGATCTGTGTCCTGATAGACATCTGTACACCATACCACCATGATATACAATATCATCTGGATAGTATAAAGTATTGTTGGCCCAGTCACCTCTCCAGTTGTCTGATCTAGAGTATTGATCCCAGAAATCTGCGTTGAATTGTAGTCCATCATCTGCTGTCGCTGAAGTGTGTGCAGTGTTACACTTCCAAATCGAACCACCGTAGATTACTGTTTGGTCAACATTGTAAAGAGTGTTTGGTTGCCATACACTTGCCCAATCCTCTCCACGTGCAAAGTAAACCCATTTAGTTTCATCACCTAATACACCATTGGATGCTGATGAATTAGAAGTGTGTCCTTCTATACATTTATAGATTAGACCACCAACTTTAACAAGTTCACCTATTTTGTAAAATGTAGATGGTTGCCATGCGCCGGTCCAACTTTGACCGTCCATCATCTGTGTCCATCTTGGAATAGTTGCGTTTAAATCGTTGTAAAAGTTCGAGTCTGATGTGTGTACTTCAACACAAACATAAACTTTTGCACCGAATCTTAGAACATCATCTTTCACATAAAGAGTGCCTGCTGACCAGTCACCTCTCCATCTAAAACGTATCCTATCTATTCGAAAATCTGCCATTGATTAATTCCTTACTACTATTTATTTCCTCTAACTACTATAAGGTTCAACGTAACCAGTGTACGTTTGCGCCTCGTTAACTTTTAATACTAATTCACCGTCTTTATTCACATAGTAAAATAGGTTTCTTCCGTCCCATTTGTACTGTTCATAAACAAGGTTCTTGTAAACCAATTTGTGTTGAGTGTCTCTTCCTTCAAAAAAGTCCTCTCCACGTGACCAGTTATTGTAATTGTCATCAATATTACCTGATCTGTTCAGTTCTACACCATCTTCAAGTTCAAGCAAATCTGCTTTTACCATGTAAATTGTTCCGTCTGAAGTTCTGCGTAAACCATAAAAATACCTGTTGTTACCAAGTGTCTTCTGTAATTCGTCTATGCCTACTCCAAAAACTTGTGCCATTATAATCCTTATGTTATAATATTAATTGTGTTACCCATTCCACCATGTATCGTACATTGATAATATAAAGTACTTGGTGCGTTCATTGGTACAGTGAACGTCTGTGTTCCTGATTGTGATCCACTAACTCCTGAAGTGTATGCACTTCCATTGTTAGAAGTTCTAATTTCAAATGGGTGTGTTGTTCCAGTTGTGTTCACAAAAATATAAGTGTGTCCTCTGTTCAAGTATAACACTGGATCATTGGTCGTTGTTGGAAAACCAGGACCACTAAATGTGTAGTCTGATGAACCGTTTGCACCAATGCTCCATCTCATTGTTGGACCATTTTGTGTAACCCATGCACTTCCGTTGTAGTAAATCACATCACCTTGTGCCGCGCCTGCCGCCGTAACGTCTGTTAAATCGTTGAATGCAGTTGAGGCCGCTGATGAAGTAACAAATTCTAATGCTGTTCCACCTGCGTTTACTTTAACAAATCTACCTGCCGCACCTGTAAAGTTTGCAGGAGTATCTGTCAATCCTGTAAATGCAGTTGTGATTGTAGGTTTGTTGTTTAAGTTGTTGTAGTTTAAGAAGTATGTACTATCTAAACCATCTAATGTTGTAGCATCTGCTGAACCACCACCTGACGTTGCATCAGCCGCCGGTTGCCATTTTGTACCACTCCATTTTAAAACTTGTCCTGCTGTAGGTGCCGACGTTGTTGTGTCAACATCTGACAAAGTGTCTATTCCAAAACTTGTTGTTAGTTCTAGACCATCTGCCGCAGAATTAACTCTTAAGAAACCATTTGCGTAACCACTGAACGAACTTGGCGTGTCAGTAAGTCCCGTGAAAGTGGTTGAACCACCTCCGCCACCGCCACCAGCGGCAACTGTTCCCGGTTTCCATTTTCCGCCACCAGCGTCCCAAACTAATGCTTGTCCATTTGTAGGAGCCGCTGTTGTAGTATCTACATCCGATAGAAGGTCAATTGACTTGTTTGCGTCAACAAGTTTGACCCATGCTCCTGCGTGAGCATAATAAGCCGCGTTCTCGGCGTGTACGTGGGCGAACATTCCGTGATACGTTGTTGCATTGGGTAAGTCACTCAATGCGGCATAGTTAAAGGCTATCTTGTTAGATCCTGTTGCGTTGAATAAATTATTTTGTACGACTGTTAGTGTCGTGCCGTTTCCAAGTGCAGTGTACAATTCACTGAAATTGGAATTCAGTTTTGTACCAGCATCACGTAACGAGTCACCCTGACCATCGTTAGGTAAAGTACCGGTATTAATTAGTTGTCTTGTCATTCTTCGTATCCTCCCACGTTTACGTTCTATCGAATGTTATTTCGTTACTATCAAATTTAATTGTGTTCTTATCCATAGTAAACACACTTGGTTGTGCCACTAAAGTTTCATCAGTTTGTGGATACGTGATAGTTCCGTCTCCAACTTTACTGTTTAATCGAACAACAAATTCTCCTTCGCTGTTGATGTAATAATTTAAATTTACATC